TCAAGCGTGACGTCGTGGCCCACGCCGTTGGTGGCCAGCATCTGGCCGGAGGCAATCCCCTCTGACGAGGTCGTGGTGGTCGGCGAGACCTCCACCTGGCCGGGTCGCCGCAGCTCAAGGCGGATGCCCTGCACCGCCGCGTCCACCGGCGTGTTCCATGTGGCCCGCACCGCCGGGGTCAGCGCCCCATCATCCCCGTGGATCGCAATCGCCATGAGCGTCACGCCCGAGAGCGAGAGCGCCTCCAGGTCGATGGGATCTGGCGGAGGCGCCACGCCGGGCGTGATCTCGTCGGCGTTGGGGTCCCAGCTGTAGGCCGAGGAGGCGATCTCGCGCAGGTTCAGCGCCATGCGCCAATCTGGCCCCTGCGACCAGCCATCGACCCGGTAAACGACCCGCGCGCCGCCGTGGTAGCGCTTGCTGGTCCAGCCGATCCAGTCGCCGTCCTCCAGGCGCGAGAACCGCGGCCCCAAGGTCAGCGCGGCGCGCCGCTCCAGACGGTTCAGGCGGCGCTTGGTCTCACCGCAGCGCTGGGCCTGCGTGCCGCTGGTGACCAGCGAGAGCGAAAGGGTCTCCTCCAGCGCAGCGCCATCGGCAGCGATGTCGGCCAGGCGCCGGCGCACCGGGGCGGCGTGATCCTGCCAGAGCTGGTCGGGCTCGATGTAGCGGGGGACGACGGTGTTGCGCCGGTTCTCGTCGTCCAGCGCCAGGAAGCGGCTGAAGGTGGTGGTGGTCCCCACGACGATGTCGTCGTCGGTGATCTCCACCACCGCCGCCTTGGCGTGGCCCGGCTCGATGTCGAGGCCGCCGTCAGGCTGCGTGACCACGCCGGCCATGGCGGCGGCGAACATCTCCTCCACCGCCTGATAGGTCTCGTCGGCGCGGATCACCCCATCGGCGCAGTAGCGCTTCTCGGTCCCGCCATCCTTCGTGGGCACGTCCTCGTCGCACAGCCGAATGGATGCGATGGCGGCGGCCGGCGGCGCCTCCAGCTCGGAGAGCCCCCGGCCGATCAGCAGTTGACCCGGCTGTTGCACCTGGTCGCCGGCATAGATGCCCCGCGCCCAGTTATAGCGGCCGAGGTAGGCGTTGCGGCTCCACTCCCAGGTCGCGGGCAGGTCCCAGCGGTGCGGCCCTGACCCGCCCGGGACGGTGGAGTCCTTGGACGGGTCGTAGAGGCGCTTTCCCCTGAGCACCCAACGGAACGACGGGCGGCCCTGCGGCCAGGTCTCCTCGCTGAACTGGTAGGCGACCCAGATGTGGGCCACGCTGATCAGCTGGCCGTCGTTGTCCCAATCTGTCTGCGAGGTGAAGCGGGCCGGCTGCTCGTCCGGGTTCAACGACCCGTTGATGAACTCCAGGTCGAGACGGTTGTTGAAGTCCGCCTGTCCGCCATCAGCCGTGTACGGATGATAGACGTCGTTGACGTAGTAGCCCTCGATGGCGTCGATCTCGTGATCCGCCAAGGCGATGACCATGCATTCCCAGTCGGTGCCGTACTGGCCGCCGAAGTTGAACGCCCACACCAGCGAGCCCGCCGTGCAGACCCGGCCGATCACCAGCTCGCGTGGAACCTCGCCGATCTGCAGGGTGGTGATGCTGGCCTGGCGCTCCTGCACCACCGACTTCGGCCGCCCCAGCGCCGTGGCGACCGCGCTCATGGTGAAAGCCGCGGCTGCGTTCAGGATGAACGTGGTCGTTGCGAGGATAGCCGCGTAGGCGGGGCCAGCGGTCGCTGACGTAATCCCAATAACAGTGAGAATGGCCGATGAGATCGGATCGGCGTGCGCCGCTGCGGGCGTCGCGACGAGCGAGAGTCCGAGCGCCGAGGCGAGCAGCCAGCGCCGCAGCCGCGTCATCAGGCGATGCTCCAGGCGTGCGTCATAGATGACCGCGGCAGGCGCTGCATGCCGTCTGGGCCGAGCCCGACCAGCGTCGCGCCCTCAACCACGGTCAGCAGCAGATCGACGTCGCCGGGGACGCCAGCGATGTCCCCGCGCATGGCCTCGCCGATGTCGATGCGGCGCAGAACGCCGTCCACCGCCGCCGCCATGCCGCTGGAGCGGGCAAGCGCCAGCTGGGCGCCGCGCGCGGATGTCCAGCGTCGGGTCACCGCCCGCAGCGGGTCGCGGCCGGTCTGCGCCAGCACCGCGCCCGCCGCGAAGCGCACACAGTCGAGGCCGCCGGCGCCATAGGCGAACGGCGTTCGCTCGTGGCCCTCAATGAAGGCCACGAGCGCGTCGTGGTTTCGGATCATGGGGTGTCCTTGGCGGCCGTGGCCGCCGCGCCTCAGTCGAAGCGGATGTTGCGGTCGATGTAGGCCTGGACCTCGGGGCTATAGCCGCCCGGGGTGGTGGTGTTCGGCAGGGCGACGCTGGCCTTCGCCGCCGGCTTGCCGCCCAGCGCCAGGGTCACGTTCCCGGCGTAGGAGATGTGCTTCATGCCGCTGTCGGCGCCAGTGATCAGTCGCTGATCCGCGTCAGTGCGCCGCCGCGACAGGGCGCGGCCCAGCCCGGCCGCGGGGCCGAGGATGGTCAGGACCAACTTGGCGGCGCCGCCGGGCGTGTCCTCGCGGGAGAGCGTGCTGCAGCGTCCACGCAGATGGACCTGCGCCGACAGCGGCTTGCGGCCCGAGCCGTCAAAGGTCAGCCGGTAGAGCACGGCCGGCGCATTGCGCGCAGTGTCGAGCGGCACCAGGCTCAGCGTGTCCGGGTCCACGCCGGAAAGCGTGATGGTCGTCGCCTGCGCGGCCGTGCCCAGCGAGCCGCCGGAGGCGTTGACCAGTGAGCGGTCACCTACCCCCGCATAGGGCTCCCCGTCGATCATCAGCTCGCCATAGCCGCCCCAGAAGCGCGCCACGCCCTGAGGGGTCGAGACCTTCAGCGCCCCTACGCCGATGGTCTCGCCGGCTTCGATGGCCGCCATCGCCTCGCGGCTATAGGTCCTCATGGCATCAGATCCTGGATCGCCACGATGCTCCCCGGCACGGAGCGGTTCAGGTCCATGTCACCGATCCGCGTCTCGGGGGTCAGGCGCATGAGGCAGGCGGCGTCCTGCAGGTAGGCGACCGCGGTGGGCGGCACGATGAACGGCAACGCCGGCTCGATCTCCACCGTCAGGGCCCCGCTGCTGCTGGCCGACAGCGGCTCCAGCGCGCGGACGCAGGTGCGGCGCTGCGGCGAGGCGCCCCAGCGGAAGCCGATCATGTCGCCCGCGCTAAGGGCGAAGCCCGCAGGCAGGCCGTAAAGCGTCAGCACCGAGCCGGTCTCATCCACCGACCAGCTGGTGGCCGAGCCTGGGAACGACCCGCCGCCGGCGCGCGCCAGGCCGCCAAAGCCGGCGGGGTACTTCAGCGGAAGCCGCCGCGTCAGGTCCATGCCGTAGAACCGGCGCATCGGCCCGCGCAGGCTGGAGACCCACGCACGCCAGACGCCGGACGACGCTTCGGTCAGCGCGGCCTGCAGGTTCCAGGTGGCGACCCAGATCGGGAAGCCCGCCGAGACCGCGCCGATCTGGCCGTTCAGCTCGGGCGACAGATAGTCGATGCGCTGGATCTCGAAGCTCTGGCCGTTGATGCCGCCGACGGACGGCATCTCGCGCGGATAGGAGATCGTCATCCGCGCCTCGTCGAAAGCGCGCCGCGGCTGAAGCCGCCCTGCACGGTCGACATGATCTGCCCAGGCAGGCCCGCTTCAAGTTGGTTCAGCCGGGTCATGAGCACATCCACCTCACGGGGGCCGGCGCCCTGGGCGTTCAGGGTGATCGGCATATGCACCTGCACGCCCGCATCGGCGCGCTGCTGGTCGGGCCGGGTGATGTCCACCCGCTCACCCCGGCTCAGCTTCATGGTGGCGAGGTTGCCGTCCATGCCGCCGGCGCCGCCGACGATGAAAGAGCCGCCGCGGTCGTGCGCTCCGAAGAAGCTGCCGATCACCGAGCCGGCGGCGCCCATGATGCCACCACCACCACCGGCGCCATTCCTGAACGCACCCGAGAGGACATCGCCCAGCAGATCAGCCAGGCCGTCGAAAGCTTTAGACATCGCGTTGGAGAGGCGGTCTTTCCACCAGCTCTCCATCCAGGAGCCGAAGTTGCCGTCAAAGGCGGCGCGGAAGCCGTCGCGGAACGTGTCACGCACACGCCCCTGGAGATGGGCGGTGTCGAGGGCGTCCACGTCGATGGTCGCTTTCAGGACAGCCGTCTTGCGGTCCATGCCCTCGTGGCTGGCCTGCAGCTGATCGGCCTTTTCGTCGATGGCCTTCTGGCGAACGTCTGCGCGCGCCGGGTCGCCCTTTGCGTCACCGATGGCGATCCGCTGATCGCGTGCGTCGGCGGCGTTCCATTTTGCGGCGGCATCGGCGCGCGCTTTGTCGATGGCGGCCATGTCGCGCTGCGCCTGCAGCTCAGCCTGCACCAGGTCGAGCTTCTGGCCCTGATACTTGGCGATGAGCGCCTGCAGGTCCTTCTGGCGCACCAGCGACGCCTCGAGCACTACATCCCCTCGGATCTGAGCCAGCTGGATATCCAGCTCGAGCTTCATGTCAGCCAGCGCCTTCGCCTGGCCCGCCGCCTGGCCTTCCTTGATGACCTTTCGGTCCGCCTCCGCCTGCGTCAGCGCCGCCGCATAGGCGAACTTCTTCCCCTCGTAGGCGGCGATGCGGCTTTCAAGGTCAGTCTCCTCCTCAAGCGCGTGAACGCGGTCCTCGTTTCCGGCAGCGCGGGCGGCTTCCAGCTCCGCGGCGCGCTGAAGCTTGAACAGCTCCTGGTCGCGGGCTTGATCCTGCGCCTTCTCCAGCGTGGCCATGGCTTGCTTGGCGGCGAGCTGCGCCGCAGCAGGCTTTATGCCCGCGTCCTCGTACTCGCGGATGCGCTTGCGGAGTTCGAGTTGGCGACGCAGGCGCTCCTCTTCGGCCGCGTCGCCCTTGGCGCGCGCCACCTCCAGCGCGAGTTCGTCGTTGATCTGATCGACGGTGCGGCTTGGGCGCTTGGCCGCCTTGTCGTCGCTCGGGGCCGGAATGTACGGCTTGTGCTTGATTGCGGCGGGTGCCCCAGCCGGCGGATCGCCGATGCTCCCCTGAATGGTGCGGTGCGTTTTCAGTAGATGCTTTTGATACCCGGCCTGCCCGCCGTGCATCGCTCGGCCCATCGCCGCCTGGGCTTCGGCTACTGGTCCGAGATCTAGCGCGCCGAGGTTAACCGCGATCTGGTTATCGACCTCAGCGAGGTGCGCCTTCAGCTCCCGGATGCGCCCTTGCTGAAGCGTCTGGAAGAAGCCGTTCGCCGACTTCGCGGCTTGGGCGAAGGCGGTCGCTACGCCGAGGATCAAGGGGGCCGCTTCGGCCATGATCGAGTTCAGTTGAACCTTGAACACCAGGCTCAGGTCTTCGACCTTCTTGTTCGCCTCAGCCGCCTTCGTGACCAAGCTCTCGTCCATGACGACGCCGAGCTTCATCGCGGCGGCGCGGAGGCGGTCCATTCCGGCCGCCCCCTCCTCCAGGAGGGGAAGGAGTGGCATCAGCCCGAGCTTCTGGGCGTACCCGATGCGGATTGCGGCCGTGGGCATTGCAGCGAACTTTTCGGCGACATCCCGTAGCGCGCCATCTAGGTCCTTGTTCACCAGCGCCACGGGGTCGAGCAGCAGCTGCTTGAACACCTTCGCTAGTTTCGGCGAGGCGCCGCTCGCGGCAGCACCAAGGTTCCCCTGGAAAGCGATCAGGGCGGCATCCGCATCCTCATAAGCGCCGCCAACGGCATGGACAGCGTAACGGTACTGCTGGAGCGTGGTCGCCGAGACTTCGGCCGCGACCGCGACGCGATGGATCCCGTCAGCGAACTGCAAGGCCTCCCGGCCCTTGTTCAGCAGCAACGCGAAGGCGCCGGCAGCCGCTGCGATCCCAGCCCCCGCCGCGATGCCCGCGACGCCCATGGCGCCCAACGCACTCCCGATTCCCGGAAGGCCCGTCGCCATTCCCCGCAAGGCGCCGCCGAACTCTTCGGCGCTTCGCACAAGACCGTTCGCGAGCGTCGCCTGGACGCCGCTCATCTGCTTGCCGAACAGCGTCATTTGCGTCCGCGCCTGGCCAAGGCCGGCGGAGAACTGCGTGCTGTCTAGCCCAAGCTGGGCGTTGATGGAGGCGACAGGATTTCCGGCCATATCGCCTCCAATTTACCTAAGGGGAGCTACTCTTTACCCAGGCAGGTAACGTTCCAGAGCCGTGCGAAATCGCGGCTCCGCGAGCCTTGCTCGAACATCAAAATGCCGTTCACCCAGACGTAACTCTGCGGGCCGGCCATGCCGCCGAACGCGTTCTTCGCGTTGAAGTCTCCGCAGACCGCTGAACCGTCGGTCACGAAAGTGTTGCCGAACACAACGCTCGACGGATCGCGGGCCGCGGCGCGCACCGCCTCGTGCGCCTTGTAGTAGGCGATATCCTTACGCTGCTTCAGATCGGCCTGCGCCTGCGCCACCGGATCAAGCGGAGCGGCCGGCTCGCCCCGGTAGGGATCACACCCGCCGAGCGCCGCTATCGCGACGCAGGCCGTCACCAGCCCCAGAACTGCCCGCATGTCCGCCTCCCTCGTGATGGAGGGCGACACTGCTACGGTTGACGCTTCAGCGGAAGCTATCGGCCCAGGCGCGGAACATGGCGTCCATCTGCTCGGGGGTCTGCACGCGCCTGGCCCTGGGCCTCTCACCGAGCAGTTCGCTGAGCGGCGGGAGGCGTTTCAGGTTGCCGAGCGCCACCGTGTTCCAGGCCAGGCTGAGGGTGTTGGCCTGCTCGCCGCGCACCCGCGCCTCAAGCGTGACGACGATTAGGCGGGGGGTGAGCCGCCAGAAGCCTTGCGGGTCGAGCCCGACTTCGCACCAGTTGCCGTAGAGCGCGAGCCAGTCCCACCCGCCTTCCGAGGGCGGCTGTCGTCCCCCTCCTCCTTCGGGGGCGGAAACGCCCCGAGGAACGCCATGCCCATCTTCGCGCCGGCCTCCGGCACGCCGAGCGCAGTCATGAGCAGGCCCGCCTCTTCGATGGTGGTTTCGGGGTGGTGATCCAGCAGGCCCGCCCAGAACGCGGTGCGCAGCTCGGCGATGCGCACGCTGGGCGAGCCCAGTCGAACGCCGATCTCCTGCACCCCAAGGTCCAACTCGGCCTCAAGCGTCACCAGGGCATTGGCGCTGAACGACAGGGTCCACGAGGCGCCGGACGCGCGAAACGCGACCTCGCCCCGGATCGGATTGGCGGCAGGCATCAGGCGCCAGCCACATAGGTCGGCTGGCCGCTAAGCTTGAACTTGGCGGACACGGTGCGCTTCCCATCCATCGGGTCCGACGATCCGACCGACGTCGGGAAGGCCGTGACGGTCAGCGTGCTACCCTTGGTGGTCTGCTCGCCAAGCAAAGGCATGGTGAACTTGTAGTTCCGCGTCTTGCGCGCCGCCGCCGCCGCTTTCAGAGCGGCATAGCCGGCCTCCGTAAAGTTCGCGGTGATCGAGATCTCGCCCGGGTCGCGAAGGCCAGGGATGAACTCGCGGGTCTGATCCGGCGAGCCAAAGTGGGTGACCTCGATGCTGTCGATGGTCTCTTCGGGCAGGGTCGCTTCGAAGACCTCCGCCAGATCGGTGAAGATTTCAGGGGTAGCGCCATCGCCCATGGCGAAGACGGCGCCCATGAAGATACCGGCATTGGATGACATAGCGGCAAGCTCCTTCAGGTTTCGGTGTGCCAGACCACAAAGTCGAGGCTGGTTCGGAAGATCGGGGCGGGCTGGGCGTCGCCCACATCGTCGCGTTCGCTGTCGATGAACGCTCCAAGGAAGGGGCCACCCGCCCAGGAGTTGAGCGTGTCGGACGCGGTGACCACCGTGCGCGCCAACATCTTCGCGGCGCCGTAGCTGGTCTCCCAGCAGTCAATCTGTACGCGGGCGCGCGCTAGGCCGGAGCGGCCACGAAAGGTCTGATCCCGCACGCGGCTGATCAGCGTTAGGGTGATCGCCGGCAGGACCGAGCCCTGCGGGCGCAGCCCCCAGTCCAGCCGCTCGCCCAGCGCCGGCAGGCTACCCATAAGGTGCGAGCGCAGCGTCTCTTCCATCACTGGCCCGCCTTCGCCGCCTTCTTGGCCAAGCGCGTCTTGGCCTTGTCGATCTCTGCGCCCAGTCCATCGCGGATGCCCGCGACGACCTCCTCCGCAGTCTCGTCGAATGCCGGGCGGATGTGCGGATGCGCCTTGGCATGAGCGGTCCCGAACTCTTCCAAGTGGGCGATGCTCGCGCTGCGCTTACCCGTTGGCCCGACCGATATGGTCACCGACAGGGGCCCCGCGCTCGCCGCCTTGTTGGCGGTGCGCAGGGCCGCGCCAGCGTCGGCGTCAGATGCGCCACCCTGCTTTGCCGCCCGATAGGCGAGCTTTCCGGCGGAGTTGGAGCCGGTCAGAACCGTGGCCTTGATCGACGCCGCGTACTTGCCCGTGCGCCTGGGGGCTTTGCGCTTCTGCGACTCCACCATCGGGGCGGCAGCGGTGAGGCCTACGCGGCGCAGGACGTTGCGGGCCGTGGCCTTCGGCAGCTCGGCCAACAGGCGGTCGAACTCCTTGAGCCCCGTAGTCTTCAGCGTGACCTTGAGCCCGGTCACGCCACAACCTGAGTCTTCTTCGGCTTGATCGGCCGCGTTTCCACCAGCGCCCCAGCTGCCTCCGCGGCGTGGGCCACGTCATCCGGCAGTTCATAGGTACACCCCGGCAGGTAGGCGGCGTGCTGGGCGCCATTCAGCGGGTGGTCGTAGTGAGCGGCGAACCTGCGCTTCGGCATCGCTCTCTCCTCAGATA